CTCCTTAATATCTCCCGCTTTAACGAGAGGCAGCAGTCTCCTGCCCGTTACATCATCGTAACTGTAGAAGCCCCCATGAGTCTTTCGGCCCAGAGTTTTGTTCTTATATAGCTCGTAACACTTACTTTCTTTGGAAACACTGATATGATCGTATGCATTTTCCATACTTTTAGAACCGTGGTAGATTACATCGAGTCCAACTAGGTCACATAGCTCTGCTGGACCCATAGGCCAGCCATTGTTTTTCATAACTGTGTCTATATGAACAAAGTTATGACCTTCTGAAATCATTTTATCGAACTCAATCAGATAGGGCATTAGCATTCGGTTGACTACAAACCCGCTACAATCGTTACAAACTAGTGGAATTTTATCCATAGCTATAGCTGTTTTACACAGGACGCCCACTGTTTCTTCTGAGGTAAATTCTCCAACAACTATTTCAACCAGAGGCATTCTTTGTACGGGGTTGAAAAAGTGCATCCCTCCGAAGTTACTGCTGGATGATATGTCTTGCACCTTAAAGGTAGAAGTGTTAGTCGCAATAAATTTGTCATCGCTGCACTCGGCAACGATCTCTTTCTTTAATGAGAGAACCTCTGGGACTGCCTCTATGACAAGGTGGGCGTCCTTAATTGCTTCTGACAGATAAGTGGTAGTCCGAACCCCATCCATACCCTTAGCAGATTCAAGTTGGCCCTCGTCGATATCATATAGATTAACGCGAATACCGCACCTTGTTGACGTTAAAACTGATGCAATACCCAATCCCATAGTGCCAGCGCCTAGAACAGCAACAGTGGATGGAGTAACGTAGTCAGCAGAGAGCTTTTCTGCCTTGTCTATAAGCGGCAGATAAGGTTTTTCTTTGTTGTCCTGTGTCATGTTATATCCTTTTATCTTGAAACTACATTGTTGGAGCCAATATGATACCCCTTTAGTAGAAAGTGAACTTGGGATTCATTTATCTGCTCATTGAATTTAAATAAAACCTCAGAGGTGTCCTCGGCAAAGACACTGACTCCTTGGTCGTATCCATTGTTGTAGAAATAGCATGTGTATGATGTTCCGTAGACATCAAATGTTTTTTTAGTTGTATGCATTTTTATTTACCCTCATACTTAGTTATCTGAATGGTATTGATTCCTCGCTTAGGTGCTGAAAATTCTGGTCGCAGGAAATAAGCCTCTTTTTGTGTGTCTGGTTGGAGTTCGGGACATCCCTTAATGACGGTTGCTATACTATTCGCAGCTTCTTCGATAGCTCTTAGTTGTCCAACCCTGCATATTCGCCAAAAGCTATTAGGATTATGAGATTCCTGATCGGGACCAATATGACCAGCACTGTGAGTGCCATGTCTAGTGTAGTAGTACTCTACCTCTTTTATCAGGTTAATTTTGTGGTCACGCCATAGATGCTCTTGGGTTTCTTGTATAAAGCTGTCTACATTAGAATCTTGTCCAAGCCCGTGGAGTATTTGTATCAATGGAACAGAGATGCATGGCAACCATCCCCAACCACCTTCAGGGCCACCCGGCACTGGTGACCAAGCCGACGTACCAAGATGGTAATGACCATCGGGTCCAAATGGTCTGCTTCTGTTTGCTTCAGCAACACCCTTCATCCTCGCCGTGCTTCCTACGCTGCAAGTTACAAAATACGGATCGTTAATAGCGAGTATCTCTGAGATAAAAGGTCTGCTGAATAAGAAATCGTCTGCTCCAATATGGATAAATCTTGATCTTTCGTCTCTATGTTGGATAAGTATATTGTAAGCTGTAGCTAGCCCTTCACGTCCCTCGCCTCTGCCGAAAGTGATTGTCTTTACTTTAAAAGGCCAATCGCGTAGAGCAGCATTGTGTTCAGGACTATATGAAGCGTAGTCATCATTGTCAAATTTAATTAGAACTTCTAACTGCTCCATCTCTTCTTCAGTAGAATTATCTACAATAGATTGCAAAAACCCTTGTAGATTGGAGTCAGGGTTCCTGCTTATTCGTGAGCAAATGATCATGCTTATCATATATGGTCTATTTCTGTTTTATTGTGTCCTATTTATCTTTTTTATTCTTATCAGAGTTTAATAGACCCTTTTGATCATTGGAAGACTTCTTACTGTAAGCATTCCTAGTATGTGCTATTATATCCACTACTAAAAGGAAGCAGCCAGCGTATATCCCGCTTAAAAGTAACGCAGCTAATATAAAACCACAGAAGTTAAAGAACACATTCATGACGTTTCCACCACGTTCGTAGGCAATAAGTGACTATACGTTTTGTTTTTGTTATTTTTGGGCGCAATTCCCACAATTGTCCTACTTTTATGGTGTCAGTTGGGAGTGGTTTCCCCTGTATCCTATTATACTGTAGTGGGCAAAGAAGTAAAAGGGTGATTATAAAAATAGAAAAGCGGGGAAAAGTTACTGAGTCTTGGCACAATTGAAAATTATTTGCAGATTCTTCGCCAAAATGCGTTCCGCCGGTTGTATACTATATGTACTGGGTGTATAGGATTTATTAAAGAGGGTATCGGTTAAGTGTTCAAGTTTATTACCGCTAGTGCTTATGTTGTAGTATTTCATGTAGCAATTTGTTACTTCTTGTGGTATTTAAACGAGCTTACTTTCGGTGAAAAGTTACTGGGAACTTTAATCATAACGGGATTTTGTTCTCTAAGTGCTATAAGGCAAATTCATGAAGATGATGAGAGGAAAAAGTCTTCAAAAAATTCCTAAATATTAAATATGGTCTCTGTTCCTGAGAGTGATGCAATGTGCATGGACAAAACTCTTGGCTTCGTAATTGTCCTATGAAGAACTCAGGGGCCATCTGTTGCCGCAGACTATCTGATAGTTATATGCGGGGTGGTGGTGGGAAAAACTTGCGTGCTGTGTATTATTGTAGACTATGTTAAGTACAAAGAAAAGACGATGCTCCGTACAATAAGAATCATTGCAGGAACACCGCTTTACTTGTTGGCTGGTATGTTACTGATGTTTTCTCTTAAGATATATCCGAAAGATATAAGGCAAGAGGCTAAGGACAGTTTTATGTAACTCGCAATGAATCGCCAACGATCCAAGCGCCACCTAGTAATACGACGTGGTTGATTTGATCATGAGTAAGTCCCAGTCCTGCTGAGTCAAATACTACAATAACAACACCGCCGATAGCAACCCAAAACCTTCTAGAGTTAATTAGACTTTTCATTTTGTCAATCATTCTGAATCTCCAACAAATTTACTGAAAGTTGTTATTACTCCTTTATTACCCCTACACATCCTACGCAATTGCAATCAACGCAATCACATCCATCCACACAGCACGAACACGCTGCGGCACAGCAAGCGGCGCCTCTGTCACCATTGATGATTGGACAGAAGTGGATACAATATCCTACTAACCCGCCTACTAGAAAACATAGCCAATGATCTCTGATAAAATTAATCACTCGGATCACCTCCCTTTCATTGAATAGGAAACCACAATCTATTATACCCCGGCTACCCGCCCACGCGAGTTATTTCCGGGTCGCTTTTAACAATTTCTCCGTCTTCTATAGTACAAAAGAAGCTGTCAGAAATCTCATACACAGCACAAACATTTATGCCATTTTGGTATTGTCTCCAAACATTAACGCGCCAATGATTTGAAAAGACATTACGCGCAGATATCTGAAGGAAGTTGGGAATTTTACCCATCTTTTTTAATACTTGCTCAATTACCTGCTCTTCTTGTACTTTACCGGTATCTGAACTTTTCTTCATAGATTCCCTCTTTACCTTAGCAGGTGGGGATTTTATGCCCTGATGCATAGTTACTCCTTTTCAAAACTCGCTTGCCATTAGAGTCATTAGACTAATACACGCTTGTACTAAACTGGCGTGCTATAGACTATCTTGGACTACAAGAAACTAAATAAGCTGAGACAAAAACAATAGAATGCTCCCCAGTTAATGATACAATAAAAAAACCCGCGTGCCTTTAAAACTGTTCTGACTATTTAAAAGTCGCGTGCTATGGACTATCCCTGACTACGAGGAAGCTAGAAGAGGTGATACTTCCTCTCCTGCTTTGGAACTGAGACTCAATCTCAATACGGTCTTTATCTTTCCAATATTTTCATAAGTCCATGCAGTCCAACGACTTACGTCATTATACCCTATATATCGGCATATGTCCAGCCCTAGCATGAGAAAATTGTCGTAAATCTTTATAGGTCAACAACTTATGGCGTCCGGCGCCTACCCCCGGATCTTTCCGGCACCCGCCGCCGGAGGCCGCCTTGTCAATCCCAAAAAAAAACCGACCCGCCCCCCCGAGTTGGCGTGTCCCTACGGGAGCTAACCATACGGTTATGGGGGCGGGTCGGATGGGAGGGGAACCCTTACGCAGCCAGAGTGACGGCGGTTTCCAGAGCCTTCTGGCTCAGATTCCCATTCTGGCCGAACCACAGTGAGTCCATACGGTTCTCTGTAGTTCGTCCTTTGGAGTAGTTGAGATATTCAGTCACAGCGTTGTACGCTGCCCAATATGTCCCACTCACTCCCGGCAGGTTGTTGCCCTGTCCGTCCTCGAACAATTCTTCAATCATAGTGATGATATTCTTAGAACGGGTCGACAGGTCTTCCTGCTGCTTGTCATGAACCCCGAGAACGATCCGAACATACTTGTTCAGGTCTTCGGAGTTGATCGAGCGAGATGCGAGGAACCTGTATTCCTCGGCAGTCGTCTCGAATTCCTGATTCGCCAGATTCATAATGTCACGCAACTTTTCGACATTATTCTTGACGAACCGATGATGCCGAACTCGAATCATCTTCGAGGCCTTACAGTCCCTCGCGAGTGCTTCCGTGTTTGCACACACAACGCGAATCGGCGTAAATCCGAAATGAACTGCCAGCTTGCCGTCATGCCCATTGGAGAGCAACGCAAACTTGGCAATCTCGTCGCCTCGCACAATCTCGGTATGCTCAAGCCCCAACTGGCAGAGAACCCAAACACGCTCGCCGCCACGGAGAGAACCCGCCGTGTGCAGAATGAGGTCGCCGGAATCAACCATTGGCTCGAAGACCTCGAATGCGTGCTTGTTCTGGAGCGGGGTCCAGCGTGGACCCACAACGCCCAATACACGTCCGTCCGATGTTCTCACGGACGCTTGAGCCTTCACCTTGTCACCGTTCTCACGGTAAAGAGGTTCCGTTTCCACTTCCCAATTCAAACCGGCCTGATTGAATGCGTCCCAGAATCCGGTCGCCTCGTCAATCTGTGTGCCGAGTCCGTGCCAAGG